AGTTCTTCCTTGACGATGATTCGGACTGTTTTCTCATCCAGTTTTTCAGCTTCAACAGTAGCCCCACTCACATGATTAATGACTTCAATTTTAAAATTGATTGTCGGTGAAATAGGCTCAATTGAAGGCATAAACTCAGCTTGAGGGCGCGGAGATTGACCTGAGGTAAAGTCCTGCACATCTTCAAGATTTGTTCGATCCTGAACTAAACCATTTGAAGAGAAGTAAACTTTTCCGTCATGAAATAAATCAGAACGAGTGGGAGCAGTCGGTTTTGAAACAGTTCCTCCAGTAAATCCACCGTTCGCAAAGCCTTTAGTAATAATCTGATTTTCTCGGATAGGTTGATTAAAAATATTCGAAATCGTTTGATTATCATTAAATGCTTTTGAACTAAGGAAAGAACGATTAAAGACTTTTTCTACTGAAGTATTGTTTGTAGCGTGGTTATTAATAAATGCTTCAGGGCTTGAACTCTTACGCATGTTTTCAACTAACCCAACACCACCCCAACGGCGAATATCTTCTTGCGACCAAACAACCTCACCTTTATGGACAATACCCGCAGCTTCATACTTACCACCAGATCCAGTGTAACCACCGTCCGCAAAACCTTGATCTTTGATTGCCCGGATGTTTGCAATAATGCTGGCTCCTTGTGCAACGGCTCCAGCAATTAAAGGCAAGTTATAAGGGAAACCAACTTTTGAAGCTGCTGCGATATTTTGCTGAATGGCAATACCTGCAGCTGCAATTGCATAAGCTTTATCTGCCGCAAACATGAGCTTGTATGCTTTAGATTGCTCACCAAACATTGAACCAAACATCGATGTGACTGAACCCATCATTTGCCCACCAAGAGCAATCTGAGCGTTTAATCTATCTTGTTGATACTTGTCTTCAACATCTTTAACGTTCTGAGCATAATCACTGTAAATTTGATTTCGTTGCTCATGAGCAGCTTGAATGATTGCAGTTTTCTGGTTTTCGAAGTCCTGTTGCTGAATTAATCCAGCTTCCATTTGTGCATTCAGACTATCTAAACCATTTTGTTCATTAAGATCTGTGGCAGCATATTGACTATCCGCAAGATCATTTGCAGCACCCAAACGGCTAAACCGTTCCTGATCCTGCCTAAAGAACTCACTGGAACCATTCATATCAGCCTGGATACCACCCCAGTTTTGAACAGCATTATTGACTTTGTCGTGTGTCTCTTTGTCCTGTGTGGCTTTAGACAATGCGATTAGCTTTTGCCGCTCTTCAATTGAAAGTTTTGAGTTCTTAAGGATTTCTTTCCTTTCAAGTCTATATCGCTCCTGCATGGCTTGAGTTTCGGAAAGCAGAGATAAACGTGCTTGAAATAAGCGTTGTTCTTGGGCCAACTTCATAAGCGCGCTTTCTTGCTGATATTGCTGTTCCAGCAATTCCACTGCCTGTTTCTTTTCAGACTTACTTAATTCAATGTCATGAGATGCATTGAACTTTTTGCGATCAAAACTTTCTTTAAGTAAATCAGCCTCGGTTTTCTGGAATTCCTTGTAATCCTCAAGTTTCGTTCTCAGAGCTTGTTTAGCGATAGCGATATCATTATCGGCACGGCGATTTATTTCCGCCTTGATTTCTGCTGTTCGTTCCGCGCTAAAATTAGCTTTATCAACATCTTCCAATCTTGCCTTTCTATTATTGTTAATTCGTCCAACTTCAGTGGCTACTTCATTTTCAAGTGATCGTTGTAAGTCTTGCTGACGATCAAGTTGCGATTGAATATCACCCGAAGCTTTATCACTGCCTTTGCTAGCTCCGCTCTTAACCTTGTTTTGCATACTTGGTGACTGGTGAAGAAGTTTTAGTGATACACCATCCTCAAAGATCACCTCGCTGACATAGCCACCACCTTTGCTGTCATACCATGTCTTAATATCTTTCACGGCGACATTGGTCGTGATTGGTGTGCCTTCGGGCATCGAAAAATCAATACCCTTATGAAATGAAGAAGCCCCTTTAGTAGGGGCTTGTCTTGGACCATAATTTGAACTGATCTTATACGAAGATAATGGTTTTCCACCTGCTTGTAATCGAGCCAGGTGTTCATTAGAAACTTTCTGGCCAGACATCGAGCCGCCATATCGAACGTCAAGATGAGGTCCAGTACCAATACCAGATTGACCGGAAATACCGACTAGACGCTTAGAAAGTTTTTGCTGTTTAGATAATTCATTAGTACTTTCCTTTAATGCTTTATTTTTAGCATCAATTACCTTCTTGTTTTGCTCCTCTATGGATAAAGTCTCCAAACCTATCTGATATAACTCATTAGAAACTTTTACTCCACTTTTTCGCGCCCAACTTGCAGTTTCTACCATTTGCTTCACTTGTTCAGGTGAGTAACCTTTAGCAAGTAAACCTTTAGTAACTAATGCTTCAAATTTTCGATCTGCCAGTGAATCGGCATATTGCTTTTGTGCATTTTTAGCTGCTAATGCGGCCTTTTCATTCTCAGTTAAGGACTTAGTGTTTTTATCAACGCCAACAATGGCATTTTCAGCCTTATTACCTGCAAGCGTTACTTCTATACCAAATAAGTTATACGTTTGCTTGGTCTTGGCTGCAGTTTCTGCCGCTTCATCATAGGCATTCACTTGTTTGAGCAGTGCATCCATTAAATCAGAAGGAATCTTCTGATTCTTTAATTGCTCAATTGCTTCAGTATAGGAAATGGTACCAAGACGTGCTTTATTCGAAATTTCAGCTACTTTAGCATTACCTACTGCATAGTTCTGGATATTGATTAATGCTGAACCGACTGCTAATTCTTGTTTTTCCAATGCTTTGTTTTGATCATTTATTGTCGCTGCTAAATCACCTAATTTTTCCTTACGTTGTTCATCATTTAGAGCCTTGATTTCTTCCTTAGTTAATTTTGCCGCTTCAGCCTGCTCTTTTAACTTTGCTGTTGCTTCTGCAGATTTACTTGAGAAATACATATAAGTAGCAGCCAAAGCTGTTACTCCTAATGTGATTGCTCCGATTGGGCCACCAATTAAGCCCCACGCTCCTCTAACTAAACTTGCCATTGAAACACTTTTCCCCTGAGCTGCTGTGACCGCTTTCGTTGCTTTCTCTACATTATTGGCTGCAAGTACATATCTGGCGCTAGCAGCACTTGCTCCAAATTTAGCTTGTGTTTCGGCATTTGTTGCTCTTACATTCGCTAAATGTGCCTCAGCTTCAGCCAAGGCAGCTTTTGCACTTTCTATCGATTTTTGCTTTTGCAATTGGGTAGCTGCATTGTTAGCAACTAATGATCCTAATTTGGTATTTAAAGCTGTCACTTGTGTTGCAATCGCTTTAGTGAGCAATGCTGTACCACCCAAGATCGCAACATAAGAAATTGATTCTAAATTTTCAGCTAAAACCTGAATTGAACCTGATAATGCTTGAGCTGCGCCGCTTCCTTGTCCAGCTTCGCCTACAAACTTAGTAATTTCATTATTAAGTAGAGTTAATGATTGTCCAATTGTAATATCAGTTTTAGCAAATAATGCATCTACATCATTTTGAACATTTTTAAGCGCTTTAACGATTTCTTGTGAAGTAATTTTTCCTTCAGCCGCAACTGAACGCAACTCTCCTACGGTGATCCCCATGCCTTGAGCAATAGCCTTTGCTAATGCCGGAGTTTGCTCCATTACAGAATTAAGCTCTTCACCACGCAATGTACCGCTTGCTAACGCTTGTCCGAATTGAACTAAAGCTGCATCAGCAGCTTCTGCACTTGCACCACTAATTGCTACGGCTTTAGATACGGTTTCAGTTAAACGCGCAGTATCATCCATAGTAAGGTTTAAAGTCTTAGCATTATCGCTAAAGCGTTGGTAAACCTGTAACACCGAATCCCAAGCTGAGTGTGTTTTTTGAGCAATTCGGAAAGTATCTTCAGTTGCTTTATTCAATTCAGCTTGATTGTTGGTAACCAACTTTAATCTATTCTGTAAACCAGTATAAGCATCCATTTTAGAGATGGCTGCACCCACAGTAACTAATCCTGCCATATAGCCTGCAAGTGCACGAGTAGCTACAGATAAGCCATCCATAGACTTCGAAGCATAGTCTCCTTTACGTTCAATACTATCCAGCTCATTGCCTAGATTACGCGCATTACGTTCAGCATTTTGCGAATCAATAACAATGACCAAACGGGATTCTTGTGCCATCTTTACTTTCCTCTAGACAATAAAAAACCCCGCTTTGCGGGGTTTTTTGTTTAAAATAATTTAGTCTTTAAATGTATCAAGGCAAATCATTAAAGCCTCGTTAGCAAACTCAGTTTCTGCTTCTTTCTTTTTTTCTTCAGTATTCCAAAGTGGTTGTTTATAAGCATCTTTTATAATAGCTATATAAAATCCTTTAATCTGATGATCTTTTAAGCTCTTCTCAATTCTATTAATAGGAGCAATAGCTTGTTCACCATGTTGTCTATTATGCATGATGATTTCTGCATATTTCGAAATAGATTCACAGAATTTAAGCTTTTGAGAACCATCATCTGCTATTGCTGTGTTAGTGCAACCTATTAATAAACAAAAAAGTATTTTTTTCATTAAATTACCTATTACTATGAATGAGTGTAATTTAACAGCTCACTAATCTAAAAAACACCCGTGTATACTATTCACAACCCACCCATTAAGTGTTTACACATTTCTTTCTCGTTACCTAATTGTATTAATTTAAAAGTATTGCTTGAGCCGCCAGATCCACTACTTGCTCCCCAAACTCCATATACACTTTTTTTCTTGGTAGCACTGAGAATATAAGCCTTTTCAAAATTTCCCGCACTCAATTGTCTCTCACATATTTTTTTAAAACTTATTCCAGCTTTAGTTAAAGACTTAAATGGGGAGAATTCACAATCTCTAAAACCCTCTCCAAAACATATATCTCCATCTCTTTCTGGCATAGCAGGGTAAAAAGATATTGTATCAACTCCGAACTTACCAACAGTTCCTTCAAATATTATCGTCCAAGGAATCTCATATTCTTTATGATCTAGATATTTACCCTTTACGCCTAAAACATTTACTCTCGCAATACCTTTTCTACTCGAATAATAGGTACCATCATCCAATTTAGTTTCGATATATGATTTATCAATCCAAATCACATTAGGATCATTAGCCCGATAATTCCAAGAAAAATTTTGATCATCCTTGTTTGGCATGAATTTAAAAATTAACTGGCCTAGCTCTTGTTGTTTTAATTTTAAGAGAGCTGGATATTGGACAGTAACATCTGCACTATTAGCAACCATAAATGGACCTAAGGCTAAGAATCCAAATAAAATAATCTTTTTCATATAAAATAAACCCAATATCAACACCTTAAAATTAGCTAATAATCCAAATAAAAATTATTAAAGCTATAAATAAAATAACCCCACTGATTATCCATTCAGATTTAGGGTAACCCCATACATTATCTGGATTATTAAAATCAGGTTCTCTACTAGGTATTGTTTTCTTAGTATGACTAGAGAACTTAGAATAAGATAAGCCAGTACCTGGAATACCTACTGTTGTGCGAGTACCCTTCTTACTTACATTTACACGTGCACCTTTTCCACCCACAGAAACACTTGATAGCCCTTTTTTACTAACATTGACACGGATTCCAGGAGCAATTTTTATACTTTTTCTAAAATTCAATCCCATCACATCACCTATCTAGAGCAGATCTTTTTAGAAGCACTGATGGAACCATCATTACAAACAAACTTACTACCATCGCAATGACTTACCCCACCTTTCTTACCAGAGCACGGTTGTCTGCCTCTACCTGCTTCCGCAACACTTAATGAGCTTAAAACTAACAAAAGACTTAAAATGACTTGTTTCATGAATTTCACCGTTTGTTATAAAGTGTACTAACTTTAACAAACTGGTTACTAAATGTCACATAAAGTAAAACCACCCGAAGGTGGTTATATTGGTTGTTTGTCATTTTTATTTCTTAATCAAAAGTATTTACCTTATCTGAAAAGATATAATGTGAAACATCTCGTATAGGAAATGGAGAACCATTAACAATTAGAGGATAGAATTGTGCTTTCTTTCGAAACTCTTCCAATACATAACTATCTAGCTCAGGCACTCCGCTACTTTTCTGAATTTTTGCTACAGTTAAATTTCCATTTTTATCAGCTTCAGAATAGATCGTAATTTTTCGTTCCTGACCTTTAAGATATCTTTTATTAACAATAATTTCAGGAAAGTTTTTAAATTTAGGTTTTCTAGAAAGTTTCAAGTCCATTGGTTGCGTAAATCTTATAGGATAATAAATTCCATTTTCTTGGTACGGGTAAAAACTAGCTTTTTTTATTGCTATCAATATTTTGTTATCTAACTTATCTATACCACTACTTTTAATGATTTTTGCTCGAGTAATTATCCCTCTCTCATTTGCATCAGCCGAAATCGTTATAACCCTATCATACCCTTCAAGATCCCCATCTATAATATTGATCTTAGGCAATTCCTTCCATTTTAAATTTGGTGGCATCTCTCTTATATAATCATCAGAGTCACTTGCGTAAGTTCCAAATGAAAAGGAAAAACAACTTAAGAAAATAATTATTAAATTTTTCATGTCGACCTAGAATTGAGTGATTTTTTAAAAGAATAAAGGTTTTTTTTAATTATAAGGGATTTTTAGGCACAATGAATGGACCAAGCTTTTTTATAAAAACTAATCGCAGCCTCATAATCTCTTAAAAGAGTTTCCTTGGTATATACATTAGGGGAAAGCTTGAGTAATGCTGGCATATATTGGTTCTTATAGACCTCTGGATATGTCTTACACAATATCTCTCGCTTCTCATCAATTGGTACATCATGATTATTTAATGCATCAAGCATCTTACCTATTTCCTGATTTGAAGTTATATATTGCTCTTCAACCGAAGGAGGAAGCGGTTTAATTTTATCTTGTTTAGAACAGCTAACTAATACGACTAGAGAAATAGTTAAACCTAATGAATATAAAAGTTTTGCTAACATATTAATTTTAAGTATAAGCCATTGTTAATATAGTGTATTTCTTATAAATAAAATTCATTATCTCTTTTCTAGATTCTGTCATTAATTTGCTATTGCGAATATATTTTCATATCTGTATACTGATACTACACACTACACGGATAGAGATGAGCAATTGATTAAGAGTTTCAAGCATAAGGGGTTGCAAGCTTTCTTTGAAGAAGGCTCAACTGCTGGTATCCAAGCTGCTCACTCTAAGAAATTACGTTTACTTTTAGCTTCATTGAATGCTGCCACCTCAGTTTATGACTTGAGGACACCACCAAATTGGCGCTTACATGAATTAAAAGGCAATCTTGAAGGTCATTGGTCTTTAACTGTAAACGGAAATTGGCGTGTAACGTTTAAATTTGAAGATGGCGATGCATACATCGTGGATTATCAAGATTATCACTAAATTGTCTTTAAGCGCAGGAGTGCTTTACTATGAAAGTTATGTTTAATGCACCACACCCTGGCGAAATTCTTCAAGAGTATCTAGAGGGCATTTCAGTTACTAGCGCAGCACGAGCATTGGGCGTTACTCGTGCAAACTTATCTCGCATCCTCAATGGCCATACTGGCATATCAGCTGATATGGCGCTTCGTCTTTCTGAAGCCCTTAGCACCTCACCAGAATTCTGGTTAAACTTGCAAGTACAGTATGATCTTTGGATTGCCAGCCAAAATAAGCGGCCAACGATTCAGCATTTAGCGCCAGCAATGGCATAAAAGATAAAGGAGCAAATTAAATGCTCCTTTTTACCTACCCTTCTAGTTTCTAGATTGCATTTTCTTATGTGAGTCATCTAGAAAAATGTTATCTATAGCAAAAATACAGTCATCAAAGATGTCTCTATCGACTGGCAATTCATAGTGCTCACAGTATGCTGAGATAGCCGAATTATCCAAGGCTAAGGGAATACCCTGCTCATAACGCCTAGATCTGCAAATAGTGCTAAATGCCGAAAGAATAGATTCAGCTGCATAAGAATATTCTGGTGGATCCGGAATGCGGCCACCTAAGAATTTGATTTGTTCGATTTCGTGCGGCGTTTTCGACGCATACGTTTTTTGGTATTTGTAGAGCTCGATGACTTTCCCAGAATTAAAGCCTTGTCCTTGTCGGCTTCTTCCTGAATCTTCTGAGCCTGCTCTTTGATGAATAACCAGATTGAAATACCAATGTCACCTAGATTTAGAAGTTTTGAGGCATTCTCAGGTGTATAAGGTTTTTCCGACTCGACCGTTTTACCTTCTACGATTTCGGTAAAAACCACGCCCTTCCAGTCTTCAATTAAGTGGGCGGCGCAAGCATCCATCAACAGCTCATGGTAGAGCTTAGCGTTTTCATCTTTGACCATTACATCATAGCCTTTGGATGTGATTTGGTTTCCTGCCCGTTCTATAGCTACCTGAAAAGGCTTATAAGCGATACCACGGACTTTGAACTCAGCCTGTACCTCTCCATCAACCCCTTTGTATTCACACCATTTTGATACGTCTGAACTTTTAATAATTCCGACTTTTAAAGCCATAACAACCTCTAATTTTTAGTAATAAAAAAGCCCATGGGATTCCATAGGCTTTGTTACTGAATAAGTTGATTACACAAGAGCTCGTACAATCGTTGGACTGGTACGCACTTGGGCAAAATTGATATCTACAGTAATGATGTCATCTCCACCACCATCCGGATGATTTGCTTCCTTGACTTCAAGCTGTGGGAAATTAAATGAGTATTTACTTCCCTTGCTATCGGTAATATCAAAGGTCAGCGTAAATACATCACGAGTCTTGATTGCATCAATCCAAGCAGCAGATGTTGCTGAGAACATGAAATTGGCATTTACACCAATATCCATCATTTTTTCTAAGTAGAACTCAGGCGTGTACTTACCAGAACCGATACAACGGATCGCTTCCAGATTATTATTAAAGTTGATGGTGAGTGTCTGCAGACAAGCTTTACCTTGAATTGACTGACCATTAATAAGTAGCTTTTCAACGTTTGGCATACTCACTAGAGGGCGAGTCGAT